GAGTTGTACGCGCAACCCACCATCGACAACTTGGGGTTTCTGCCGATGCAGTATGCTGGAAAATCTTCCGACAGAGCCGCCGACTACGGCGAGGCCGTCAGGGACCAGGTCAACAGCCGCGAGTTCCGCAACCTCTTCAAGGACGTGACCCTGTCCCCCGACTCTCAGGCCAAAGACCGATGGAATGTTACCGTCGGAGACAGGAAGCTGGGGGGGTACTTCGCAGCAGGCGTCAATACCGCCCTTACTGGACGTAAGGGCGACATCATGATCATCGATGACCCCTTCAAAGACCGCGAAGATGCGGACTCGGAACTTCAACGCGAGAAAGTCTGGAAGTGGTACCACAGCGTTTTTCGCACAAGACTGGCACCCCATGGCGTCATCATCATAGTCTGCACACGATGGCACTGGAGCGACCTTGCAGGAAGACTCCTCGAATCCCAACCCGGACAGTGGGAAATCCTCAATATCCCAGCTGAGGCGGGAGATGACGACATTCTTGGCCGCAGCCCAGGAGAATTTCTATCGGAATCTAAAGGGGGAAGCAGATACGCCCGCGCCGACTACGAAGACCTGAAGAACACCATGCCCCCCTACGAATGGTCGGCACTCTTCCAGCAGAACCCGACCCCGGCAGAAGGGCAGGACTTCAAGCGCGAGTGGTTCGACTACCACAACGGGGTGCCGTGGGGAAGCACCTATTACGTTACGGCAGACTTCTCCTACACCGACAAGGAGTCCTCAGACCCCAGCGTCATCTGCGCGTGGGGCATCGACCAGAACAACGACTGGCACCTTGCCGATATGTGGCGCGGAAGAGTCACCCCCGACATCTCGGGGAGCACCTTCTGCACCTTCCTCAAAGAATACAAGCCCTACGAAGCCCTCGTAGAGAAGATCGACTGGAACTACGCGACACACATACAGCAAGAGATGGACAGACGCAATATCTACACCCACGTGGAGACGCTCAGTGCCGCAGGAGACAAGAAAGCCAAAGCCACAGCCTACCGCGCCCACTGCGCCCGCGGGAAAGTGAAAGTCCCCCGTAAACACTGGACCGAGGAATGGATACACGAACACCTTCGATTCCCCAATGGCAAGAATGACGACATGGTAGACAACGGAAGCCTCCTGGGACGACGCATGGCCGCAACACGTGCCCCCGCCACAAAATCTTCACCCGTGCGATACGGCCCCAATACCGGACAGAACATCATCGACTCCCTGCAAGCCCACGACACCGCAATTACGAGACTGGCATGACGACGCGAGGCCACCTCATCGAGGAGTTTCTGGAGAAGCACGGAGCGGCCCTCAAGTCCGGCATGAAAAAGGGCATCAAGAGCTTCGATGAGATGGACGAGAGATTTACGGATGCCGAGGCGGAGGCGTGGGCCGAGTCGCTACTGCTGCGCCACAGGCTGTCCGGGAAGAAGGGCGGGAGATTTACGGGAGAAATTTTCAGTGAATACCCATTCCTAAAGGAACTTAGGAAAGATGCCTGAACAGATATCCATGAGGGAAAGAGAGCAGGACTTCTGGTGGTCCACAATAGAGAACCGCAAGAAACTCATGGCACACCACCATGAGCGATGGCGCGAACTCTACAGACGATACCGCCTCAAAGGCATCAACATCGCAGGCCTTGACGACGACGAGATTGTGAAAATCTCAAGACTGTATCCCATGGTCCGCAAGATCGTCAACGGCATCTCCTTCAACTACCCCGAAATCTTCATGGAACTGGAGGAGGAACACAACCTCGGCCCCGGCCTCGAAGACTCCCTGGAGATTGCGGGGAACGACGGCATGAAGCGCATGAAGATGAAGCGCCACGTCAGGCAGGGAATCCTGGACGTGATCTTCTGCTATCGGGCGTGGTGGAAGATAGAACTCGCCGACGACAGCGTAAGCGGCGTACTGAGCACGCGAGACATCGAGCACTTCACGAAATTCCAGCGCGTAGACCCCACGAAAATTCTCGTAGAGCCAGGACTCCTCCCCCACGACTACGAAAGCAGCCCCAACATCATAGAAGAGATGGACGTTCCCCTCGGCCACCTCGTCGCGTCAGAGAGGTTCAAGCACAAGAGAGGCGAACTGAAAGCCCTTGCCCGCGATCAGAAGACGATGATGTTCGAGGATACCTTCGGCAACGACGCATATAATGCCGACACGGGGGGGCGGGAGCTGAGCGAAGGCATGGACGAAGCACGCAAGCTGCGAAACATGACGACGTGCTATGAAATCCACGACAGGATGAGCGGCACCCGCAAGTTCTTCGTACGTGCCAGCGACGGCGACAGAAAGGGTCTCCTCCTCGAAAACATCGACCACCCCTTCCTCGAAGCTGAAGCCGTAAAGGACAAAAACCCCCTCACGGGCGAAGAGCTGGACATCGAATACACGCGTCCCAAGGGGGCCAAGTTCATCATCGAAGGGGGAATACCCTACTTCACAGAAGCCTTCGACTTGTCTGACCAGTTCTATGGCGAACCCCTGGCCTCCTACGAGGAGCAGGTAGAGAAAGTCGTCATGGAATCGCAAAGCAGACGCGCCGACAACCTACAGAGACTCAAGAGAATCATGGTCGGCGACATCGCCGTGAAAGAGGAAAATCCACAACTTCCCGCACAACTGAAGCAGGCCACCGATGGCAGTATGCTCTGGGCCTCCACAGGAGCGAATCGGAGCATCAGAGACACCATCGTCCCAATAGACTGGGGGAGCCCACAGCCGGATCAGCTTCTGCTGGAGCGCGATGCCAAGTTCGACGAACTCCACCTCATCAACGTAGACGCCACCGGGGGAGGATCTGCAACAGAAGCAGCGATAGCCGCAGGGCCAGCAGAACTGAACAGGGCCGCCATGCAGATGGTACCCATAGGGGCCTACTCCTGGGGCATCGGGGCCATGCTCGACATCATGGCCGACGACAGGTATGCGAACGAAGAGTGGTTCCAGAGCCTCGCCCGCAAGGGCAACGTATCCCCGGACCAGGCCATCCAGCAGGAGTGGCTGCGCGTAAAACGGTCTATAGATATTCACTCGGCAAGCATGACGCCCTTTGCGGCAGAACGCGAAAGGGATGCCGTGCTGGCCTTCGGCGACAGATACGTCTCGCATCCCCTCGTAGACCCGCGCAAGATTATCATCCAGACCGCCAAGGCCATGAACCTCCCTGATCCCGAAGGGGTGCTCCGCAGGGGCAACAATATCGACGCCGTACGATCTGCACAGTTTGAACTCGTCAACTACGCCTTCAACCTGTCGGGCACGGGACAACCGAAGCCAATGCCCAATCCTGTACGCGGCGAAGACCACCAGACACACCTCGAGATACAAGACCCCGAAAAGGTGCAGGGGATGCCCGAGTTCAGGAACCTCAACCCCGCCGTGCAACCCGCAGTCCTTCAGGTGGTACAACAGCACATAGCGATGCACCAAGGCATGATAGACCAAGAGGCCGAAGGTACGGGAGGACCCGTAGCCACGTCTAAGCCCGACGAGGAAAACCCCTCACAGGGCCTCATATCCCAGACGCGCAGCAATGCCCAAGAGCTACAACAGACCGTAGCCACGCAATCAAATGACCGAGGAGTGATATAGATGCCAGCATCCATAGACAAGTTCTCAGCCACAGCAGCAGGCACAAACTCTGGTGCCACGGCCACGAAGGCGGCAGTTGACGGGGTAACCTATGTCGTCACCAACATCTCTGGTCATGTGGATGCCGACAGCATCGTGACCATCGAAAGCCCCGCAACCACTGTTCTGTGGGAGAGCAAGGTTGATGTGTCTCTTGAGGGGTTTTCCTTCAACTTCAGCCCAACGATTCCCTGCCCACGCGGCGGAGCGGCCGTCGGAAAACTGTCGGCGTCTTCGGCAGACTGCCAAGTTACAGTCACCGGAGACATCAAGTAATGCTCACCGCATCCACGCAAGCCAATGACCGAGGAGTCGTCTAACCATGTCACCAGAAGAAGGCTTTGGGGAAAACGTGCAGCAGTTGCCGTTGTTGGAGCGTGCAAAGATGCTGTTAGCGCAAGAAGGCGGGGCGGGCGGGAGAATGGAACAAATAGTGGCGGAACTTCAAATGCCCCAACACACGGACAAGGAGACAATGCTCCGCGCAATAGAATCCCTCGGCCCAGGGGCAGTGGAGGAGTTGGTACAAAAAAACGCGGACGGGCTATTCTTAAGCATCGATGACTTTCTTGAGCATTGGACAAGAGCACCGGCGATGCGCCAGTTTGTCGGAGAGCGCCTATCCCAAGGCCCCGAGGGGCCGACTCCAGAGTCTCGGCCGATGCAGGGACCCCCGGCCCCAGTTCGGCCGACGCAGGGACCCCCGGCTCCAGGGAGATAGCGTATGTTCACGGCAGCATCACTCCAGATTATCAAGGACTGCATCGACGGAAACCGTAAGGGCGAAGACGGAGACGCCGCCCAAGCCATCGCAGACTTCTGCGAGGCCAACATCAAGGCTACCTGCAACAAGTGCGGCGGTGACGGAATGGTGGATGTGGTGCGCGACGGCATCACCCTCAAAGACTTCAAGACCTGCAACGAATGCGACGGCAGCGGCAAGGGCGCAGACTTCGACGCCATGCTCCCGGAAATATCGGGGCATAATGCCGCAATACAGGCGGCCTCCGACAAGAGACTCAAAAAAGACAAGGGGTAGAGATGGCAAAGGCCAAGAAAGCACCAGCCAAGAAAGCACCAGCCAAGAAAGCACCAGCCAAGAAAGCAGCGGCAGAGACGTTCGACGTCACGGAAGTCGTAAGAAGGACAACGGAGAGCGGCACCCGCGCCTACGTGAGGGAGAAAGTCGGAGAGGTTTCGGTAGACCTCTCGGGCCTCCCCGAGAAGGCGCGAGACAAGGCCCGAGCGGTGCTGGGGGATCTGTAGGTGCCACTTCACAACTATCAGTGTGAATGCGGAGAGGAGCAGCGCGACCTCTACTTCCCCATCTCCGAAGTGCCCAAATACCTGGTGTGCAAGGACTGCGGAAGCAGGATGCACCAGACGTGGGGGAAGGGATTCAACAAGAAGCGCAGCCTCACGGAAATCCTGGGGAACCACAACGCCAAGCACCACCCCCAATTCGGATACGACGTCGAAGTGGAGTCTCCCGAGCACTACCGACAGCTTCTCAAAGAATACGAGATGGAAGAAGCTGGAGACACTATAGGAGGAAACAGAGACTGGAATAGGGAGCGCATCGAAGACAAGAGGTCAGAGTACGCGAAGCCGAGACGTGCTCTCGCGGACATCGCCACAGACGAACAGGTAGAAGCAGCATTAAAACAGGGAGAATAGCATGGCAGACGAAAACGGAGCTGCGGAAGCACAGGCATCACAACCCGACGAGTTCGCTGAGACCTTAGGTGGTACCCCCAGCGAGGCTCCCGTGGATGTGGGAACCCCTGAGCCAAGTGGTACACCCGCTTTCGATCCGGGAGTCTGGAACGCCGAGCGTGACAGCTTGGATGAAGTTCCAGAAGCAGCGCGTGGCGTAGCTGAAGCCTTTCAGCGCCGCCTACGGGAGATGAGCAACGGTATCGCAGACAAGGTCGGCACAGTAAGAC